GGCAAGAGCACGCGCGGTCGCGTCCGGCCGCGCCTTTTTTAATACGTCGGCGGCATTTGCCCCGATCGCGGCCCTCGCCGCCGCACCTAGATCACCCGCGGCGAGGCCCTTGATAACGCCGAAGAGCCCCTGATTGGTGATGGTTTCCATCACCCCGACAATACCGCCCCACTTCGCCAGAAAAGCGTCGGCGTCCTTGACGGCATCCCGTACAGCGTTGGCGAAATTCACCATGCGCTGGGTTGCGGCCGTCATCGCTGGCGCAAAGCTGGTAAACATATCGTTGCTTATCGCCGTAAGGGTCCGACTTAGCGTATCGATTTGCTTGTCGAGCACGCCGCCTGCCGTGGCCGCCTTGGCTGCGTTGGGGTCGAGCTTGCGCAATTCTTCCCGTAACTTTTCGATGCCGGCGCTGCCCTCGCGCAGGAGCGGCGCGACCTTGGCCCAGTTCTTCCCGAATATGTCGGCAAAAACGGCGTTCTTCGTCATCGATGCGCCGTAGGCATTGAACCGATCAGCAAGCAACTTGAGCGCCTCGATCGGGTCTTGGCTGACACGCGCCAAGTCCTGGATCGATATGCCGATCGCCTTGAAATTGTTGATGGCGGATTCTTGGCCGCCTTGGGCGTCGGCAACGGTACTAAACATCTTCTGGAACGCCGCCTGAGCTTCCCCAAGCGTGCCGGTAGTCAGCCGAAAGACGCCCTGGATTTCGACGACCTGATCCAGAGTGAGCGCGAGCGTCGTGGCAAGGTTCTCGGCCTCTTCGCCGGCCGCCGCCATCGACTGTGCCCAACCGCCGATAGCTTTCGCAGCTTCTGCGACACCGAGCGCGCCGATTATGCCGCCCGCGAGCTTCAGCCCGGCGAACCCCTTTTGCACGCCGGCGGCAAAGCCCTTCAGCTGCGAGTCGATCTGCTTCAACTGACGGTCGAACTGCGCCGTCTGCATCGACAGGTTGATGAACAGCGAGCCGATTTCAGCCAATGGGGATCACTCCGGGGAGAGGCGGCGCTCGACAGTGCCGCCAAATTGGGCGTTGAGGCGCCGGGCGATGGCGATCTGCTGTTCAGGTGTCTGGCGGCGGGCCAGACTGCGCCCGGTATCCGGGTCGAGCATCAGGCTGTTGAGCGACGGCGCGCGGCGGGCGTTGTTGAACCACGCGAAATGGTACGCCAGCGATATCCGGTAGTTGCGCTCGACGATGTCACGGTGGTTGGCGGCATCGAAATGCCATTGCAGTTGCCGCGGCGTCGACGCCCAGAACAGCGCCTCGGGATAACCGTGCGCTAGCCAGGCGCGAAGGTGCTCTTCCCAGGTGCGGGCTGCGCCCGCTTCGGAGGGCGCGAGCCGTTCGCCTCCCTGGGGTCGGGAGACGAGCGGTCGTGCGATTTCATCAATAGCTCGATCGCGCCCGGCAGCGTCAGTTCGTCGATCATGGCCCCGGCTTCGTCGGCGGTTATTTCCTCGCCGAGAATGGCGCGGCGGAACACCGTCCGCACGATGGTAATGGACACGTCGGCGCTGAGCCTGCGGATGATCTCTCCGAAACCCATTCCGAGTTCGGCTTCAAGCACGCAGATTTCATTGATGCCGAAGCGCAGGATGCGCTCCTGGCCGGCGGCGGTGAACCCGACCTCGCCCCGCAGTGGATTAGCAGCGGGCATGATTCAGAACCTCAACCAAAAAAGGCCGGCTTGCCGGTCAGCTTAAAGTTCGCCGTCGCGCTCATCTTGTCGTCGAGCGGCGCGTCGAACTCGTGGCTGGCGCAGAACGCCGACATGATCCACGCCTCGCCGCCCGGCCAGGTGATGCGGATATTGCCGGGGACGTCGGCATCGAACAGCGCGCGGATGGCGTCCTCGTCGGTGCCGCCGGGGACGAAATTCATCGTCACCGTGACTTCGCCGGGATCTTTCAGGCCGCCGACAAATTCCCGGTATCGCTCCGGGCTCGCCATATGCGTGGCGTCGATCGAGTCTTTGGTCATGTTCGGGCCGGTCAAGGCGGTGACTTCGGCCAGGGCGGTGAAGACCTCGGGAGCGCCGCCGTCGCCGATGGCAAAGATACTGCCATGACCAATTTTCGCGCCGGTTGCCATTGCTGCTGCCTCCTTATTCGGTGTGCCAGATCATCCAGTCTTGGCTAACCCGATGGATCTGCTCGTCGGGCGGTGAGGCGGTGTCGGGCAAGTCCTGCTCGAGCTCGAGGAATGCCGCCTGGATCTCGACGCCGCCGAGTTCAGCCCGCAGGCCACCGAGCGCGGCGTTGACGGCGCGGCCGATGTGGGTCGCGATGCCGTTGGACAAGGCCCAGCAATCGACCTGGACGCGCGCCTGCACCAGCCCCGACGGCGCCGTCATCGCGTATTGCCGGATGCCGCTGATCTGGTGCAGCACGACCGCCGGCAATGGCGCGCCGCGCGCCCGCACGGCCCAGGTGACGCGCGGGCCGACCAGCGCGGCGATGCCGGCGTCGGCCATGAGGTAGGCGCGCAGCTGTTCTTTCATCGCTTGCGGCGCTTGGCCGAGCGCGCTGCGGCTGCCTGGATCTCAGCCCACAGATCCTTGGCGATGCCGTCGATCGTGCCGTGCTTCAGCGCATCCCAGGCGGGCCTTAAATAAGGCTGCGGCCGATTATTGACCGAGCCGAACTCGACCATGTGCGCCTGTGGGAGCCTCGGCGTCACGACGAACACTTCGGCCGGCGTGCCACCCGCGGCCTTGGCTGCGGCGCGCCCGGCCTTGCCGCCGCCAGCACCGGCGAAGGCCTGCGCTGCCGCGGTCTTGTGGCCGCGCGGCCGCTTGGTGGTGGCGATGATGCCCGCCTTCAGCGCGCCCGTGCGCACCGGCACCTTGGCCTTTGCGGCATCGCGAATCGGCTCGGCGCGCTTCATCAGTACGCGCTGCTGCACGCGGCGCGCGGTGCTCTTCGACAGGGTCTTAAGCGCGGCCTCGATCTCCTTGAGACCATCGATTTTGACGGTGATGCCACCCGCTGCCATCAATCGCTCCGTGCCGCGGCCGTAATCTCTATCCCCTCGCGGCGGCCGATTTCTTTCACAGCGGTGATATCCATTTCGCGCCCCTCGAAAACGAGCCGGTCGCGCGGCGTCAGGTCGAGCCAGCGGCGCGACCAGCGTATCTGGAACCGACTCGTCACCGTCGAGCCGACCTCCATCGCGGCGATGCGCTCGCTATCGCGGATGTCCTGCTTGCCGGCCCAGACGATCGCGAGGTCTCGCCACTGCGGGATCTCCTCGCCGAAATCGTTCGTCGCCGTCTCGCAACGGCGCAGCGTCACACGGCCGGCGCTGAATGTCCCGGCGCCGATCACATCCCGACCCTCGCGTGCCCGATCAAGAGCGCATGCACCGCATAGGGCACCTCCGCGTAGGTGCCCGCGGCGACCGCCTCGCGTTGGGCGTACCAGTGCCCGATCAGCAGCAGCATGGCTTGCCGGATCGGCGCCGGCACCGCGGCCGGCGCATCGCCGGCGACAAACTCGACCGTCACCGCGTCGTCGCGCACCGCGGTTGCGGGCCAGGCATCGGCCGTGGTGCGCTCGATACGCGGCCCGAGCTCGGCGTGCACCAGCCGATAGAGCGTGTCGCTCAAGACCTGCGAGGCGCTGTCGGCGTCGTAGTAGTTGATCGACGTCACCGACTGCACTGGCTGCAAGCCGAGCGGCAGGATGATCGGGTCGGTGAACACCGAATAGAATTGCTGCCACGATTGCGTGACGAGAGCGCGCGTCAGGATGCCGGTGCGGCCTTCGAGGTAGCCGGTGGCGGCGTCGATGTAGAGCTGCAGCGTCGGGTCTTCGTCGGTGTGATCGATGCGCAGATGCCCGCGCACTTCCTCCAGACTGACCGGCGCAACGCTCGGCGCGGTGGTGCGAACCGGCGTCAGCATCAGGCGCTCCGGATCAGCAGCGGATAGAAGTCCGCGGTGAGGACCGAGCCGTCGGACAGCGTCAGCGTGAGGATGCCGGCATCGTCGACAGCCAGGCCGCGCGGCGCCGGCCCTGGCAGGCCGGGATAGCCGCGCTCGCCGTCGGCGCCACGCGGGCCGGGCGGGCCGGCGCGCCCGCTCCTGGCGAGCAGTTGCCAGCCATCGCCGGGACAGGCCCCAGGAGCGTCGTACAGCGCGACAAAGGACGACCCGTCCCTGACAACCACGTCGAGGCCCTCATACGCCCCAGCAGCGTCCCACGCGCCCCGCACGCGGAATGAGCGGCCGTCGTTGCCGTCGCAACCCGCGGCGGCGAGGCCAAGCCAATCCTCGCCCGGCGGTTCGGTGCCGGTGTCGCGGATCGCCTGCCAGGTCGCGCCCCGGTGCGTCACGACGGCAGCGGTGTAATGCACGCGCGCTTTCCACGTCGCGACGCTTGGCAAGTGCCCAGCGGGGCCGGGCGGCCCCGGCGGGCCGGGGATGGATGCCCCCGGTTCTCCTGGCGGCCCCGCTGGACCGGGCGGCCCGACGACGCTCTCGCCGGGCAATCCGGGCGGGCCTTGCGGCCCGGTAATGCTGTCGCCATCACGGCCAGCCGGGCCATCCTTCAACGAAGCGACTCGCTCTCGCGCATCGGATAGCGTTCGCTCAAGTGCCGCTAACGTTGAGCCGGCCGCGGCTATTTGCTCAGCCAGACGACGATAAATCTCTGCTTCAAATAGCTCCTGCCGGTGCGCTGTCTTTTGCTGACTATCGGCAACAGATCGCCGCACCTCGGCCAGCCGGATGCCTACCGCAGAGATGACCTCCGCCGAATTGAATGGCTTATCCATTGCGGGACTGGCTGCTCTATAGTGACGCGACGGGCCGGCGTGCTACCGCCAGCCCGTCACTTGCCACCCAGAGCCTATCGCGAGGCTTCAAATGACCGCCCTCATTGATATCACTGGCCAGACGTTTGGTCGATTGACCGCGATTGAACGTGCCGGCAGCCGGGGCAATCATGCCCTGTGGCGCTGCCGATGCTCCTGCGGGCAAGAAGCCATTGTCATCGGAAAACTTCTTAGGATCGGCCATACGAAATCCTGCGGGTGCTGGAGATCGGATAACTGGTTCATCCAAAAACAGACACACGGCGATAGTCGGACCCGCCTGTACCGAATTTGGAGCGGCATGCGGAACAGATGTGCCAATCCGAACAATCAAGCCTTCGATCACTATGGCGGGCGCGGCATTCGCGTGTGCGCCGAATGGCAGCAATTTGAGCCATTTCGCGATTGGGCGCTGGCTAATGGTTACACCGACGATTTAACGATCGACCGCATCGAAAACGACGGCCACTACGAGCCGAATAATTGCCGGTGGGCAACCTATGCTCAGCAAGGGCGAAACCAACCGCAGAACCGCGCCGTCATCCGTTCGGACGGCAAACGCTTCGCCCTAATCATCGATGCCGCGCGCGAGATGGGATGTTCCCATTCCGGTATCAGCGCCGCTTGTCGGGGCAAAGTTAAAACTTTTGCTGGTTACGGGTGGCAATACGCTCAAAACATTTCCGGCGCGGTCTAACATCTCCAGCACTTGTATTGTCCTATCTGCACTAGCTTCAGTAGCGGGTTCTTCTTCATCTGCAATCGTTGAGTCTGACGTTGGCGCCGCCTTCGATGGGTATTTATCTGCCGCCGACAGCCCAAAGCCAAAACTTAAAGGTAAAACCTGCTCTTGAACGCGGGGCTCTTTGCCGACGCCGCCCGGCACGCGCCCGAGATCGACCAGCGCGCGGGCCTCGTCAGGGCTGTAGATGCCGCCGATGACAGCGAGCTGCAGCCCCTCCATCTGCTCCTTGAACGCGCTGCGTAAGAGCCCGCGCGTGTCCATTTCGAGCCATTCATACGGCAGGCCGCGCAGCCCGAAAAACTGGCCGCCTCTTC